ATAAACGTTAGGCGGTCCAACGCTTCTTCGTGCGACTCAGCAGGGAATGGATCGTTCTCAACGTAGTCAGTGCCTTGTGTCAGGTCCAAAACACGCTGGATAACAACAGTCTCACCTGATGCTGGAGCAGTAACGAACGTAACGTTACCACCGCCGTCAACACCAGCGTTTGATACCGTATAGTCAGTTGTCAGCGTCTGAAGAGTTTCCGTCCCGGTAGAGCTACGGATGTACACATCCAAGTCACCGTCCGCAAAGATCTTAAACGTGTAAGCAAAAACGGTAGTCGAACCGTTGCCAGAATAGCTTACTTTGTTCGTAGTACTCGATACCGCCATTGCTAGTCTCCAATCATCTCAAGCGCTCTGTTCCTAGCGCCGAATGCATCACGCACATCTGCGTTCTCTGGTTTTGCCAAGAGTATCTTGAACGCTTCTGCGTAGAACCTGTCCTCAATTCTCTTGAGCATACTTGCTTTCTGCTTATCCCTAGCTCGCTGGTAAGGGATAGTTGCCATTTGCGCTTCAATCGCTCCATTGAAGTCGTAGGCAAAACCTCCGCTACGGAACGGCAATCGAATCTCTATCTTTTGCCCGTTGACCTCCAAGCCCTTTTTTGCAAGTTTAGCAACATCGCTCTGCAAATACTTCGGTAATTTGAAGCCATCGACTGATTTTGCTTGGTTGGTCAAAGGCATGCGCAGCCGCAACAATTCCTTCTGTGTTTCATTAAGCTCTTCACCGTGCTTGATAGCAAACGGAGTAATTGAATTCCATAACGCCTGCACCGGGTTTGTCGAAAATTCAACGTTGCGCTGCAGTTCGTTACCAAGAGGGTCGAGCAGAATCTGATAGTCCTGTTCTGTCTCTTGATACCAAGGATTGTTCTTCATCTGCACCAACCACTTTTGATTGAACTGCGTACCCCAGAACTCAGCCGCTGGACCAGTCTTTGGTGAGCCAACCATTTCATAAGGAATCTCATCGCCTTCCGTTGCTCTACCTTCCTCAATGTTTTTGCGATGCTCTGCAATCACTTCTTCTTCGGTCCAATATTCAAGTGGCCCACTAATCTTCTTAATTCTTGGGTCGTCAAAGTTGTTAAGGTTGCGGACCAAAGAGCTATAAGGCATAGGTAGTGGGCCGTACATATTACCCAATGGGTTATCTACAAACGCGCTGAAGTCTTGATACTCAAGCGCCTTGATCACAGTGCCGATCCCGGTCAGGAACGGCGTCTCTTTTAAGTAATCAACTGTGGCCCAAACAGATGCAGTCGCCCAGTACTCCCGATCCTCGGGGTCGATAAAAAGGTGCTGACGTTGGACCGCATCAGCAGCGATCGCTATAAATGCAGATACTGGCTCAAGCCCAGAGTAACTAACATACTTGAGCGGTCCATTCGGTATCCCCTTGGCGTTGTACAACGGCAGCTTATTTCCATCGCGGTCCACAGGCCAAGGATTCTCATCGGACTCATCGCGCAAAACAAAGCTGTATGGTTGCCACCCCGGTGGCAAAGTATTACGCAGCTTCTGATCTCTTGGCAGCGCTCCGGTAACGTAACCATTCGATGCGTATTCCTGCATCGTGTACATCAACATAGTGCCTGTAGCCAGACGGCCTAAAGCTCGCTGCTGCACCTTTGGCCCTTCCATGCCCATAACCTTGCGGTACATACTTGGGGTAACCATCGCTGCCAAAGGATGGTTTTCTGTGATCACTCGGATCGAGTTAGTAGGAACCTTGCCAAACGGTACGATCAGCCTGCCCAAGAAAGAACCTTGGATTGTGCGCGTTAACTCACCGACAGCGTTGTCAATGTCAGCAGTTAACGTGTTGTACTTTGCCTGCCCGGTAATCTCATCGCCTTTTGACCGGGGGTCAATCAGAACCATCATGCTGTCATCGAGCGCTTCTTCATGCGGCTTTCCTGCAGCACGACTCAAGCGGTACTGGCGATTGCCTTCTTCCCAAAGCGAACCGCGACCAAGGATTGTTTTCCAGAAGTCATCAGTACCTTGAAGCACATCACCCGGCAATCTAACAACCCGGCCAACCCAGTCTATTGCGCCACCCCAGAATGGATCTGATACGCCCAGCGTTTCAGAATCGATCGCTTTTAGTTGTCCAGCGTCAATCTTACCCGGACCTTTTGGTGTGCCACTCTTGAAGCTGTCAACGCCAACAATAAACGCATCCTTAAAAGCCCGTGAGTATCCCCACCAGCGTGAATAAATATCCGAAAAATAAATGCCTCTAGGGTCTGGCGTACCGCCCATAGCTCGTTGAGCGCCACGCACAACAGTCCCGATCCCGGCAGCGCTTAGGTCTGCAATCTCGTTGTAGATAGTAAACGCTGGCGTACCGAGCAAGTTCTTCATTGCTGTTAGGGGCCAAGACAGCAATCCGTTAATGTATACCTCATGAAATATGCCTTGCGCTTTTGACAAGTGACTCCTTGATGCAAATTGATTTGCAGCAGCCGGGCCTTTCTCCCGCAAAATTTTGAGATAGCCTTTAGCTAGGTCAGTGTTGAGCCGCTGCCCACCGTGCGTCCGAATCAATTCGCCTGCTGCAGCACCGTAATCAATAGGCCCAGCCGGGATGTTAAATGCTTGCAGCGCTCTGGCGATCTCTGTCTGAGCGCCCTTGGCCTTCATCTGTAGCGCAGCATGTATCGCCATTTGCTTTCTAAACGCAAGCAGCACCGCATCACCATTGTCGCCCGCCTCAATCCGCTCTGCTAATGCTGCCAGCTTTTTGCCTGAGTTCTGGATGACATACCGCAAAGCCAGCATGTCTTCTGCATTTAGTGTCTCGCCAGTTTTTTTGCGTAGTATCTCTTTGGTAAAGCCAAGCTCATCTGCACGCTTACCTAGCGCATTAGCTTTGGTTTCTTCATTTGTAACGATGCCGCGCTTGGCAGCTTCGGTAGGAACTTCATAGATTTCGCTAACAGCATTGATTACGGCTTGGATGTCTTCACCGCCTTCCATGCGGTCAAAGTTAAAGTCGATGCCGTTCTCGGTATCAATAATGATCCCGCGCTCTTTATACATCTCAAGAAGATCGGCGGCTTCTCCCTCTGGAACAGCACCTGTATCGAAGTCACGCCTAGCTTTCTCTCCGCGCTCAACAATCTGCTCTGCGCGAACCTCGCCCACTGTAGGTGTAGGCGCAGCGTCATCAACATCTACCGTGCCTTCCGGAAGCTCTACAGGCAACTCTGTTGCTGTCTTCGCCTCACCGCCAGCTTGCTCAAAACGCTGCTGGCCTTCAGGACTCAAAAGCATTTCTGCGGCTTCTTTCTGCCGCTCAACGTATTCGCCCTTGCCCAGCATACCTTCTTCATACTGAGTAGGTAGGGCTGGGGCCTTGCCTTCCTTTTGCTTTGTGACGCTTGAACTAACTTCCGTTGCTTTTTTCATGAAAGGCGTGAACAGCCCAGCAACGTGGAATCGGTCTTGTGGCACGTTTGGAGCAGTGCTGGCAGTTTCAGTTACACCGCCAGCCTGTTGCGCTTCAGCTACTTGCTCATTGATTAGTGCCATACCATTCCTCTACTTCTCTTTCTTGACAGACCCAGTGACGTACATCTGCTCACTAGTCTTGCCCGTCTTGTTTGCCTGTTGTTGAGCTTTCAGCATTTTCACTAGTGGGTGGTTCTGATCGTGACCCATCTTTGCTGCCTGCTCCAGCGCGATTTCTAACGCTGTCTTCATAGCTAACTCCGCCTTCTATCCATTCCGCCCCGGGACGGTCAGTGTTCTTAAACACTTTGTTTTCAAAGAATACAATATTTGCAGATGATACGTCTGCCTCACCCATCATGTCGGCTGTAATCTCATAGAACTTTTTGATCGCAGCCTCTGGGTCAGCAACTCCCCCTTCAAACTCAGGGATGTATTGCAAACGGACGCCAACAGCCCCAGCAACTTCAGAGTCCGAAGACACCTGAATGTCAGGACGGTCTTTGTACCTAGCATCTGTAATAATTGTGCCGCCACCAATATCATACTTTTGACGCAAAGAGTCAATAAGTGCGATTGCTTTATCGGCTTCGGCTCTTGATTTGAAGAATATCTCTACGCCCGGCATTGCACCTGCTGTCCCTTCCGGTACAACTTTCGACACATATACGGCGTCTTGATCGTATTTCCGACCTAGATCAACGATGTTATCCACAAACGCTGTTTCATCAAAGTCACTGCGTGTGACGATCTCAACGTTCAATGACCGCTCCGGTGTACCACCGAACACGCCATAACTGTTATTTGCTTGCTTTGCTACAACAGTCGGATCATCTTTGACAGGAGCAAGCACCTCATTTGATAGCTCTGCCTGCTCTACGTTCGTTGGACGCTGTTCTGGACGCTCTCTGGATATACCAGTCACTCGACGCTCTACAGGCGCTCTAAGGGCTTCTAGCGCAGCCTGAGCCTCACCAACTTCCTGCGGCGTAGATTTAGAGGAATTGATAATAGACCTTAATCTATTCACTTCGACCGGATCTGCAGATCCAGCAAGCCCCGCTTCAAAATCAAACGATCCGCCTTCGCCAGCCTTAGTGGTCCATCCGTTCTT